TTGGCTGAGTGCTTGGTGGATGATAAGGATAAGGCATTCACGCCCAAGATGGTGGAGGCATTCAAGATTCTGTATGCGTCCCCGCCAGTAGAACAAACTCCTCTATTAATCATAGATGGAACCCAAGCCGATTGAGAAACCCCCGAAGGAGAAGAAGCCACGCAAGAAGCGGGAGAAGAAGGTTCTACCGATTTTTGAGATTAAGAAGGGACCATTCGTTGTGTCCTTTGAATAATATGTTATGCTATCACAGAGGAGGGATCTACTCAGTAGGAATGGACGAATAGGTTTGACCTTTCAACATCCTATACACGCACCCTTGTGACATACCCAGTCTCTCAGCCATCTTGGCAGATGATATGCTCTTTGAAGCATACTCCTTACGCAACTCTATAACTTGGGCGTTAGTTAGTTTTGATTGACCGTTGTCTTCTCCCTTTGGTGTTCTACCTCTTCCCTTTGCTTTCATATCATTCATATTGTCTTGCTGAGTGCCGTCCAATAGATGCGATGGATTCACACAAGAAGGATTGTCGCAAGTATGACGCAGAACACCAGTAGGATAAGTCTTATGTTCGTAAAACCACGCCACTCTGTGAGCCAATCGTTGCTTATCTGCCTTGAAAAGACCGTATCCTCCTCTCAACTTATTACCAGTCCAAAGCCAACAAGTGTCAGTCTTATTGACTTTGGATTGAAAGCGTAGTTTCTGTATCTCAAAAGCGTAGTCCATTATGCTACGTCTGTATATCTTTCAAGTTAGTTACCTTTAAGTCGTAGCATCACTCGTGCTTAATAACATCGTGATCTGTCCGAATGTAGGCTCTCTGCGTGTTAAGATCGTGACCCATTGCGTTACTGTCCTCCTTCTGCTCTTCTAAGAGATCTCCATACTTGGATGATAGGAACGAATGGCGTAACATTGAAGAGCCAATCTTCTTACCAAAAATGCGGTTAAGGATACGAGTAATGGCATTCACGGCCGTGAGTGGTGACCCATCGGGAAATACAAGGAATCTATACTCAGTCGTCTTGGTCTTATTGCCCTTGACAAGTGGGTGGTGCTTGATGTAGAGTTGAACGACACGCATTAACTCCTCGGGAATCGCAATCTTCTGTTCGCCGTATGTCTTCTGCGTCTTATACTTGTTAAAGATGAACTGGTGCGTCGCAAGGTCAAGGTAGTTCTTGTCCTTGGGTAGATCCTCCTTCCACTTCTTGACGACATACATATCAAGGTAGTCTTGGTTACGGCGAGGCTGAACTTCTGTGTATAGAGATAGAACAAGATAATGAAGAAGAACGCTGAACTGCTCGGGGGTAATATTCTTCTGGCTTACAAACTTTGCCGTCTCATCGGCGAGACCCTTGTGCTTCTCTTGAACTTCCTTCCAGTCAATCCAGTTGTCCTTCTCCTTTACAGTCTTCTCGCTTGTGTCAGCCTCCTTCATATCCTTCGCTTTCCCCATCATCTTCTCGTAGTAGTGGGCGTAGGACTTCTTGTAGGTTGGCTTGTCCTTGAAGAGGCCGAGGACGGACGTGATGGTGGCTAAGAGTGCCTTCTGTGTGTTGTCGGCATACTCACTGATCTTCTTCTGAATGCCCTCGGTATCCTTGAGGAAGGTGAGCGTCTTGAATGGTGCCTTGCCGTTAAGGATGTATAACGACTTGATGTAGGCTGAGGCCGTGCTTTCGGCGACCTTCTTCTCCTCAACAAGTTGCTTGGAGAGATTCAGCATAAACTCGGTGACCTTCATATTGGCTGGAAGCGATGCGTTGGAGTTTGACATCTATATACTTACTCTCAGTTTATTATTTTAATCGGTTCAAACGCAGATTATTAATCTTCAATGTCGGAGGATACAAGTTGTTTAACGACCGAACACGCCATCCCAAAAGAACTTCACCCGAGAGTATATAGGATGTCCTACTGCCTACTACCCATTGAACCAAGAGACAGACCACTCTATGACCTATACAAGAAGGCAGTTGCGTCCTTTTGGGTATCGGGAGAAGTCCAAGTCCAACAGAAGGACAAGACCGACTGGGAGAAACTCACGAATGGCGAGAGATATTACATTAAGCACATCCTTGCCTTCTTCGCTGGGTCGGATGGTATCGTAGCCGAGAACCTTGCCTTGCGATTCTACGGGGAGAGTGAGTCTGCGGTTGTTAAACTCTTCTACGGGTTTCAGATCGCTATGGAAGGGATTCATAGTGAGGTGTATGCGAATATGATAGATAGTTTCATAACGGACAGAGAGGAGAAGTTGAATCTATTCAATGCCATCACCGAATACCCAGCCATTAAGAAGAAGGCTGACTGGTGTATCAAATACATTAAGTCTGCTGACGACTTCCGTGTCCGACTGATCGCCTTCGCCGTGTGCGAGGGTATCTTCTTCAGTGGTGCCTTCTGCTCCATCTTTTGGTTGAAGTCTCGTGGGATATGCCCCGTGCTTGGATTAGGTAACCAGTTCATAGCACGTGATGAGGGACTACACTGCGACTTCGCCGTTGAGTATTATAAGCAGTTGAAGCCATTGCCCGTTGAGACTATACACGCCATCATCAAGGACGGCGTTGATATTGAGACTGAGTTCATCACTGAGGCACTACCAGTTAGACTGATCGGTATGAATGATGCGATGATGAAGGAGTATATCCAGTTCGTTGCTAATCGTCTTGCCGTTCAGTTAGGCACACCAAAAATATACAACGCCCATAACCCTTTTAGTTTTATGGAGTTAATCAGCCTTGAAGGTAAGACAAACTTCTTTGAAGGTAAGGTAAGTGAGTATGCTTTCATAAGAGAAAGGGGCGATGATATGGCTTTTGACTTAAATACCGAGTTTTAAATGGGATTATTACGAGTTATATACATATTATTCCCTATATATTCTTACTGATACAAAAATACCAGTAATAAAAACGTTTTTATTACCCGAAAAAATGATATAGTAATCAAAAACGGGTGTTTTTGCTTTACTATACGGTAAAGAAGACGATAAGATAGGTAAGATAGGTGATTCGCCAACTATTTTTATTGGATTTTTCGTCATTTTCACGAGGACTTTACTTTTCTGCTATCTTGCCTATCTTGCCCGCACCTCGGCGATGCGTGCGGGTAGCACCTTGGACGTGTTACACGTGTCGCAACACTTCCACTTCGCCCCATCCATCAGCGGTGCGGGGTTGTTGCCATACTTGCCGACATTGTTACCACAGAAGCAACACTTCTTTGAAGGCTTGTAGTTGGGATCCTTGATGAGGACGCAATACATCGTCTCCACCGAGTGAATCGTCTTCAACTTACGCTCGTCCATCGCAAAACCCGTCGTCGGATCAACTGGCTCACGACTGCCGTCATCAAACTCCAAGCATCCCGTGACACGGACACCCGTCGCCGAGATGATGATCTTCTTGGACTCCGCATACTTGGTGATTGCGTCAAGCGGATCACTGCCGATGCGACGAGGATAGGTGTAGAAGTAATCGCTATTCGCCTTGATCTCGGTCTCGCCGTCAGCCTCGTAGCGGTCGGTGCGGACATATGAGCCATACACTTCGCACATCCCGATTTTCGGCTCCATACCGACGGCATCGCTCACCGTTGCCAAGGCACTCACCTTATCAATCGCATTGCGGAGCGTCATTGCGTAGTTGAGGACGGACATCTTCGTATCAAGATTCATAAAGGTCTTGACTTGCTCGTTACGCTTCTTGTCCCAAAGGTCTTGGAGCCACTTCTCCGTGCCAGTCGGCTCGGGCGAGGTGTGGCGAGTAGTCGTCTTGATCGGTGAAAGGTTAGGCATCATTCTGCTTGTGACTAACTTGTTGGGGAGCCGAGGCTTCAATTTTATCCGTTTTCCACCTCAAGAACCCGTTTTTTACAATACAGCGAATCGCTGTAGCCATATAGCACTATGACAGCGAATCGCTGTATAAGCGGTGCCGTATAAAGTTGAAGCCCTTTTTTACCGTCGTCGTAGGTAAATATGCCTCGCCAGTCGGTAAAGAACCCCGACCCCCAAAAAAGTGAAGCCCCGAAAATGGACGTTAATGGTTTAAAGAAAACCTCTCCTATTATATATAGAGAGATGAACGTGCCAACCGTCCTTATTACAAAGGGGCTTCTATCATCAGACAAGGCGTGTGAGGCCGTGCCGTGGAATGAGGTTGAAGGGTATCTATCCCATTACACCGATTGCTACGAACGCACCCTTCCGACCGAACTCAACCCCGCCGTCCTCAATCGTGCCTACATTGATTTGGACGGCTACGCTGGTGATCTCGGCGAGACCGAGTTTAATGAACTTTGCGACAACATCAAGTCACGCCTTACACTCGGTATTGAGGATTCCATTGCGGTAATGGAAGCGTCTCAGTTCGGTTGTGACAAGGGCGAACTTCGTAACAAACTCTCATACCGAATCAACTTCATCAAGAAGCACGGCTCAAAGATGGCGATCAAGGAGTTCGTGTTAAATGTTATGCTTCCGCATATCGCAACTCTACTTGCGGACGACATCAAAGTCGTCCTTGATACGGAGAAGGATGATATGGAAGCGTATCTGTCGGTTGATACTGGCGTGTATAACCCGAAGGGACGCAAGATGCGTATGTGGAACTCTTCAAAGGACGGCGAGAATCGTCCTAACAGACTCGTCGGCGACGTGGATGTGATTGACACGCTCATCACATACATCCCCGCTGATTCAGAGGCACTGCCCGAGCCAGTGGCAGTCATCGTGCCGAAGGTCAAGCCAACGGCCGAGACTTCATCTACTACAAGCGACCCGAAGCCGATCGTATCGGACAAGGGCGTTGATATTGATCTTCTAACGAAGGTCGTAATGGGTCTTGACGCTAAGAAGCGTAACACCTATGACGACTGGGTCAAGATCGGTATGATTGCTTTCAATGAAGGCCTCCCATCATCTGTATGGGATACCTTCTCAAAGCAATCCAAAAACTACAAGAAGGGCGAGTGCGATGAGAAGTATCGCACATTCACCAAGGGCAAACTCACACAAGCGACGTGGTGGAAGTGGCTCAAGGAGGATAACGCCGAGTTATTCAAGGAGTTGTGTCCGCTACGGACGGACTTCTGGTCGTTGGTTGGCAACTTCAACCACGCCGAGACGGCACGATACTTCTACAACATCAAGCCCGACGCATACGCTTATCACGAGAGCCTTGGTTGGTTTCAACTACTGCCATCGGGTGCGTGGAAGCAGTATGCGAAGGTGCCAAGTGGTCTGATGACTGACATTTGGCTCACGCTGAAGAAGGTCAATAAGGAGCATTGGGACTTACTTGATCCGTCAAAGGAGGAAGATCAAGCCAAGGCGAAGCAGTCGGCGTGTTTCGCTAAAAACATCGGCTCCAAGGGGTTCGTTGATGGCGTAGTAGCCTTCCTACCCGCCAACTACAACGATGAGAAACTCAACAAGAAGATGGACGAGTCGCGTAATCTGTTTGCTTTCCAGAATAAGGTGGTTGATTTGGAGTCAAATACGGTGCGTGACATCCAGCCCGAGGACTACGTGTGCCTTCACACGGGCTACGATTATCCCGCAAATAGCAACCCCGCTATTCGCACGGAGATTCGTGACTTACTTTACAGTATTTGGGAGGACTGGGAGGTCGTTGATTATGTGCTGAAAATCATCGCCCTCCAGTTACACGGCAAGAAGAAGTATGAGGAGTTCTACGTATGGACTGGTCGTGGCGGTAATGGCAAGGGTGTCATCACTGAACTCATCAAACGGTCGCTCGGCGACTACTTCCACACAATCCCTCACGATTGTATTACGAAGCGGTCAGACAAGAAGGACGCACCCAATCCGCCGATGGCGAAGGCGAAGGGTAAGCGATTCGTCCAAGCACAAGAGCCAGAGGCCGATGACAAACTACAAATCGGCACGATCAAGGAACTCACTGGCGGTGATGAGATTACGGCACGGCAACTTTACCACGACCCCGTGGTATTCGTCCCGCAGTTCGGTCTCTTCCTTCAGTGTAACACCATCCCCAAGTTGAATAAACTGGATGGCGGTATCAAGCGACGAATGGTTATTATTCAGTTTCCATTCCAGTTTGTTGAGAAGCCCCACGAGGCTCATCATCGCAGAATCAATCACGACCTCAAGGACAAAATCACAAAGTCAGCCGAATGGCGTGATGAGTTTGTCTTGATGCTACTTGACACTTACAAGGAGACGACTGAACTTGTAAAGCCGAAGTGGATCACAGACCACACGGATGAGTATATGGCGGAGAATGACTCAGTCCGTGCGTGGCTTGAGGAAAACTACATCATTAACTTGGATTGTAACGACAAGCACTTCAAGATGAAGGGTGAGGACTTACGCAAGAAGTTTATTGAGGACACCAACACGCCACCGTTTGAGATGAAGGCCGATAAGTTCAAGACTCTGATGGAGATGAACGGTGTGCCACAGAAGCGGGAATCCAACGCATTCACTGGCTACGAGTGGATGGGCGGTGATTGGCAAGAAATGAAAATGGCAGCGGGATCATACTACTTGGGTATTCGTGTGAAGCCCGAATAAGATAGGTAAGATAGCCAAAACGCAAAGTCCTTCACGAGAGGCTATTTTTTGTGGAGCTAAAAGTTAGCGATTCACCTATCTTACCTATCTTATTCCTAAAATATGTAGTTATTGTATATAGAGATGCCTTACCGACTTCGCAAGGCACCTAATAGAGACTTATATTGGGTTGTTGGTGAGGATGGCAAGAAACATTCCAAAGATCCCATCCCGAAGGCTCGTGCTGAAGCACAAAGAAAAGCCTTGTATATTGCGATGAAGAAGGAAGGTGGTGGAATAGTAGGCGATATATGTAAAAGTATAGAAGACTGTATCGTGCCAAGACGGCACAAAACTGGTAATATACGGAATGACGACTTAATACGAAAGCGTGATCGTAAAACTGCTTCAGATATTCGCAACTTACTAAGTGATTCTCCTCAGTTTTCATCTCGACCTTCACCAACTGCCAGTGTCTCACCTCTACCGTCACCTCCGAGTTCGCCAAGAGCGGTTGCTATGACTGGTAAGCCGAAAGATGTATCGGCTGGGGGGCGTGGTAGTGGTCGGTTCAAGAATCAACTCAGACGTGCTTTTAACCGTATTCGTGGCACTATGGTCTTAACTGACGCACAAAGGAGACGGGCAGATAATCTTCTACTGAATGCTGACAGAGCCTTATCAAAGGTTCCTTCAACTCGGTCAAAAGAAATAAATGATAACGACCTTCTAACAGAGTTACTGCGTGTTGAGGATCTTATTAAAACATTTGATGAGGCGGACGATATGGTTCAACAGTTACAGTTAGATGAAGATCCAGAATATCGTAATAATCTGGAAAAAGAAGTAGCACCACTGAGGCTTATGGTATCACACCGTAATGCGAAACAAGGAATCGCTAATAAGTTTGCTGACGACTTGAAAGTATTACTTCTCCCCCACGAAGCAGATGTGCGTAAAATAGACGACGACGCAGAAACATCTCTCGGTTTTGAGCCTATCAAGACTGGTGAGCGGATGGTAGATGTTAATAGATCATACTTTCTTGAAGAGCCACGTTATGAAACTGAGGCAGTGATGGATGCTTACAGAAATAAACTCTCAACTCTTAATGATGCCATCTTTAAAGATCCCTTTACGAGGCTACCAGTTACTTCATACGATCGCTACTTCGCAAGACAGATAGGGGAAGTTCCTACGACACGTAACTTCACAACTTTTGAGAAGTATATTGCCAATCCCATCAAGAGCCTCTTTGTTCCTCCACGTCGTGAGGACTACTTCACAGAATACAAGGAACGTGAAATGGCAGAGGAAGAAAGACGATACAGAGAGCAACTCGCAAGAACAGAAGAAAGGAGATTGGCGATGATTCAACGACAGAGAGACGCAGAACGAGAGCGTAGAGAGAACGCAAGACTAATAAAGCAACTCGCAGAAGGACGTAGGGAGAGAGCCGCACGTCGTCGTCCAGCGGGAGCAGAGGTTGTTGTAGAAAACCCTTTGCGTCAAGCAGATGCGGATGTTGCGACAGATGCCGAGGAAGGAGATAGATTAGGGATGATCCAACAAGAACAAGATCGTAGAGATGACGCAAGACGTAGGGCAAGAGCAGAGGCCGTTGCTAACCCCGCTTTGGATGATGGTAGTTTCAACTTCACTGGTAATGGTATGAGTGGTGGCGGAGTGTATGAGAGTGTGACAGATTCAGAACTTGAGACTATGATGCGGATGGCTAAAAACAACTGTGACGAGATAAATCGTGTGCTTCAAGGCATCCTTGCCGAGATAAGAAGACTTGAGAATGATAGATTTTTGATTATCGCTCAGTTTGGTGAGGATGAGTGGCTTGGAACACAAGATGCTATTAATCTTGCCAATCTATACCCTCTTCGTGATGTCAGACGAGAACAACAACTTGCTCTAAACAAAGCGTATGGCGATGTCAAAGCCGAACATACAAGACGGCTTCCAAGATCGGGTGGTGGCTTGTGTCAGAGTAAAACAAAGAAGTGCGTCACTCCTAAGGTAGTTAAGAATCCTATTGCTAAGCGAACGTCCGCTACTATCGGTAATGTAGAGCGTGGTGATCCCAACTACGAGGCGATGATAGCAAAGTATGCCAAAGCCTACAAGGATAAGGCTATCTCTCTTGGATCACATCCCGAGATAGAGCGTGAGTTAAAGTTGCGTGGGTTGTTAGGCGGTGTTAGAATGACTAAGAAAGCCTTCGTCAAGGAACACAAGAAGTTGATAGGGGTCTTAAAGAAGGGTAAGAAGTCTGAACTTCAAGCAGAGGCGAAGGATCAGTCTGAGGAACTCGCAAAGATGATGAAGGGTGCGGGGTTATGGGACATCTTGAACCCTTCCAAGGTTGCTAATGAGATATTCAATCCCGATTCAATCGTGAGACGACGCATCACGGACGTATCCAAAGGTGTGAGAAAGGACTATCCTCCAAGCGTTCGCCGTTTCCTTGAGGCGAATGGTGACAAGAAGATTATCGGACTACAGATTCGTCGTGACCCAGTCAGTTCAGCCATCAACAAGGCCTTTGATGTTATCTCCTTGGGTCAGTGGAGCAAGGCGAAGCAAGAGGAAAACTTTGACAAACTATTCCACTTGGGGATCATACTAACCCTTGAAGGCAATAAACAAGTGTTAGTGGAGAAGAATGAGGTGATTAACGTGGGACCAGTCAAGCCACGGACGGCGGGTAGTGAAGTCATCAATAGCCAACATCCACACGACACGACCTTGACGCAGTTTTTGAATAAGGGTATCGCCAAGAAGGGTGAGTCCTTCTTCACATACGATCCCTTCAAGAACAACTGCCAAGACTTCATTATGCTACTTCTCTCGGCCAATGGTGTTGATAACTCCAAGTCACGCAAGTTCGTAAAACAGAACGTTGAGACACTTGTTTCAAAGTTATCACCCCACGTTGCCCCAGTTGCCAAGGGCATCACTGATATCGGTGCGATTGCGAATGTTGCCTTAGAGGGTGGTCGTGACAACAAGCGTGTGAAACAACCCTCCATAAGGAAGAAGAAGGTAGAAGAACAAGCCACTGCGGGACCAGTCTTCACTGACTCACAAGACTGGTATCAAGCAGACATTGATGCGGTAGTTAATGCCGTCACTCAAGCGGTTATGAACGGTGCGACAATCACAGACGTTCAAGAGATTATCAAGAGTTTCTATGATGAAGAACCCGATGATGAGGATGTTATGTTATGGGATCAGAGCATCCCTCACGATGTGTTTGATATCGCCTTTGAAAACACTCAAGCGTTAGCGGATCTTGAAGCCGACGGACAAGACTACGATGATAACGCTTCAACGAGTTCGGCATCGGGTGCGATAGGTAGTGGTGGTCGGAAGCCTTCTATGAAGTTTATGAAGCAACTCAAGAAGGTCGGGATTGATCCGTCTGATTACCTCAAGGAGGCACAAGAGAGAGCAAAGGAGGCGGGTCTTCCTTATAAGTTATTGGGCTTTGCCGACGATGGCGATCACAAACTGTCTATCCCTAACGCCGACGGACAGATGAGAAAGTTTGGAAAAGTGGGTTACCGTGACTTTCTGATTTGGTCGCACTTGGAGAAGGCTCAAAAAGTGCCGAAGGGGAGTGCGGACGCAAAGAAGAAGGCATTCCAACGTTCCCACTCTGCGATAAAAGGGGATTGGAAATCAGATCCTTTTTCTCCAAACAACTTGGCCTTGAAGATACTGTGGTGAAGGCACTACCGAAGGTGCCACTCAGTGTTCTGTATAACGGCTCGGAGGTGCCGTTCGCTCCCTTAACATCTACACTTGTATTCGTGCCGACTGGACCCGAATATAAATGTTTAATCGTTGCGATGTATGGTGTCGGATCCATTTATTTTGATGTAGGTTTTTATTATGTATTTTTTACGACCAATCGGGGTTGATAATCATCCAATAGACGAATGACGTGTCACCCGCTACAATCGCACCAGCCGCATCAACGGAGTTAATGATGAATGAAGAACCAGTTTGCGATCCGATACATAATACCCCAGTCGCACCATAAGTGTTAGTATCGGAGAAACGGTTAAGGAACACTAAAGCACGATCAGTCGGACTATTGACATTCATACCAGTCGCAGTGATAGTGGCTGTTCCAGCAGTGAGTTGGCATACTCCGCATACCTTGGTTCCAGCATTAAGAGTGTCAGCGACACTATTGATATTACCGAAACGGAGACCAGCACAAGATACAGTGCCACCAACTTCACCAGCGGGAGCCGCTGGGTTGTAGATATTCTTTGATACTTGAGCCAGTAGTTCAGTTTGGGCTCCAAGGGCACCATAGTTTCTTGAAAACTTAACACCGACGGAGGGGTCAGCCGCCGCCACTACACCACCACCACCACAAACGAGTGTCTCCGCATATACGGCTGGAACTTGGGATGCCGAGGCCGATGAATCAAGGACGACTGAGGACATATTATAAACTACCTACATATTTTATTTAAAAACGTAGTTTCACATTAGTCGGGCATCAAGACCACCACGGCGACGACCACCCGTCCCAGCACCCGTCCCCGCACCCGTCCCCGCACCCGTGCCGTAGCCTACGGAGCCAAGGGCACCACGGACTTGACCCGCCATACCACTCTCGGGGAGCATACCCTTGACCGCCGAAACAACGGGCTTCGTCTGATTATAGACATCCTTCGCCTTGGAGAGGACGTTCGCAAGGCTTGAGAACATACCGCCACTGCCGACATAGCGTGAGAGCATATCACGTGTGCCTTGGGGAGCAAGGGGAGCCGCAATGATGTCTTGCTCGGAGAGGACACCCTTGATGATGCGGGATGAGCCACGGATTGACTCAAAGAAGCCAGAGTTCGCCGTGATAACGTAGAGTTGAGGGCTGGGCTGGGCTACGCCCGTCGTGTTCTTGATCGTAAGGTTGAACTGGAAGGTGAAGTTACCAACAAGCGATGGGGCTTGACCCGTCTGAAGTGTGATGTCTTGCGATGGCTTGAGGACGAGGAGACCGCCAACAAGGGGGACACGACCCGCCGCTGAGCCACCCGCACCGACCGCACCGCCACCGAGTGTGCCGACGGCATTCGCCGCACCCGTGTGAGCCTCACCAACCCATGAGTTGAAGTCCATATCAAGGCCGTTCTTGACTGACATAGCGTAGAGTTGCTCCGCCGTCTGCGATGAGAGGAGACCAGAGAAGTTATCAAAGTTGATGCTGATCGGGTTCGCTACGCCATCCGCCGCCGTCGCAACGGGGAAATACCAGTCACCCTCCGTCTGAGCGTATGCTTGGGGCTTGACGTAGATGATGAATAAATCTGGAATCTGAGGGAGCGTGATCGTCTGCGACTGGATCTGCTGAGTCGCATTGGGCTGGATCGTCGTTCCTTGATACTGCGTGATGTAACGGGGAAACTCCATATAGGGGACGACTGACTTCGGGGGAAGGGGAACATCAAGAGAGGGCGTGAGGAACTGGACGTTGATGCGGGAGTTCTGGAAGACGTTACCCGCTCCACTGTTGTAAGAAACACCCGAGATCGCCGTGCCGAACTGTGTCGTAGAGCGGATGAGACGGGTGGGGGCTTGAAGATTCATAATCAGTTGGATGTTGTTGATGCCGAAGAGACCCGTGTCCCACTCGTGGCAGTCGGAGAACGTGAATGGGGAAAGAACAAGGTTCTCCGTTGAACCCCAGCGGATGAAGATTGACTGTGGCGGGGCGACGGCACCAAGGTTAGGCCAAGCGGGAGAGGCTGGGGGTGTGCCGACGACTGGATTGGCTGAGAGCCAAATCGTGCCACCATACTGGACGATGTTCTTAGCCGTGTAGAGAGTGCTTACGGCGTAAGTAAAAGCGGGATCCCAAACGTTGGGTGCTACTGGTGTGCCGTTGATGGAGGGATATACGGCACCATCGTAGGCGGGGCTGAGGGCAGCATTCGCCGTTGATGTGGATGTCCCAAGAGGGCTACCAGCGGGGTTGGTAAATACAAGGTTATACCACGCACCGTTCGGGGTCTCCGCAAAATCGCACTGGCTATCAAAACCAGCAAGAGGGTTGTTGATAGCACCCGCACAATCGTTGTAAGACTGATACTTATCAAGCATCGTCGGGCAAGTCCGCTGGAGGCGATTCTTCTTGTAGTCCGTAAGGCGGAGAACCTCCTTGAGAACGTCTTGGGAGTTGATAACTGAGGTCGTGTCGTTGATCGTCGCCGTCATCGTGGAGCAGAGAGAGTTAAGGGGGAAGGCACAGAGGGAGAAGTCACGACCCGCTTGGACGAGTGGCGAGAGAGGGGGCGTTCCAGCCGCCGCCGTAGCCGTGAAGGTCATAAACACCGTTGAACTCCACTCTAAGGCACGATCAACATAGACGTTCTCTGAGGGGACGTAGATGTTGTAGGTGTGCTGGGACGAGGTCGCCGCAATCGCATTGAATGGGGCGTTCGTGAGGGAGAGGGCACCCTTCTCCACCGCATACTTCGGGCGAGACTGGACGATACGAGAGTCAAAGACGGCTAACTTCTCAATGTCGGCACTCATCTGGTATTATAAACTGTATCTATATTTTATTTAAGGACGATGTGTTAATCTCAAAGTTGCCCCTAAGGGAGCAAGTTTGAGAGTATTTTTAGAGTGTCGGACGTTCTCAATGCTGTGCGTCCTTGTGCTTAAACATAACTTTGATGGAAACGTTTGAAAGATTAAACATATTAATCGGGTAGAGTTGGTTATCAAGCCGATTCTTCCAGAAGACTTGGATATCAATGTTACGGATGTCTTGCTTGGAGGGTGAAAAGTCGGAGAGACGATACTCGGCAGTTGGTGCGTAGTAGATGAACTGGCGGTAGGCGGCGGCTCCGCCGAGTGCGGACGTATCAAGGGAGATGTCAGTGATGATAGGCTGGAAAGCAGACTGAACCGTTGCGGATGAGAACCCCAAGTTACCTTGCCCGAGGATAACGGGGGCACCCGTAGCCTCAGATTTGACTGGAAGAAGAGTGCTTGTGAAAACGATAGATGAGATCGGAGACCAAAGACTATCAACTGAAGAGTAATCTTGCTCTGCCAACCAATAGACACGTTGTAGTGAGGTTGGGACGTAGCCAAGAGGTGGCACCCCAGCATAGGGTGCGATACGGTAATCTACGATGTTACGGTAGAACTTGTTCGTGAAGAGAATCTCATTCACGTAACCGTCGGGAACAATCTGTCCTTGGTAAGGTGATACGGCTTGGAGTCCAGAGTCGTTATAGTAAGTATTGTTATAGTTGCCGAAGAGACCAAACATATTCGCATTGAAGAAGAGACGAGCATTGGGTGGGGTTGGCTGACCTATTACTGGCGAAGCCTCTGGAATAGGAAAGTAGTTTTGGATACGGTCACCGAACCCGTTGCTATCCGCTTGGATGATGAACTTGAATGTGGCTGGGTCAAAGATCATCACTGGAGGATAGACCGTATTCACAAAGTCACCGAAGGTGGGATAGGGGAAGTTGTAACCCGCCGTTCTCGGATCCGAAGAAAATGCGGCGTATAGGTAGTTATAGGTGTCTTGGTAGGCACATCTTGATGTCGCATTCGTGGCATCGGGGGCATCGGGAAGGGACAGAGGATTTAACATCGTCTTGTTCCATAGATCAACCCAATGCTGGAAGGTATAGACCCAGTAGTAACGAGTCGTAAGGTCTTGAGTCTGACCTTGGGCGTTATCTACAGAAACCCAATAGCGTGAGGCGGGGACTGGTTGATAGAATGGTGAAGAGACTACTGGAGTTCCAGCAGTCCAAGCACCGCCGAGAGAAGGACTGGGATTCTGCGTGTTGGCTGGTGGAGAAGGCACATCAACATTACAGAAGTAGAAGAAGCCACTATACGTAACGGCAGTCCCAGCGGAATAGGGAATGCGACCATTCCAATCATTCGGCGTTATAGGGGAATAGAAGGGACCATCAAGCCAAGAGTTGTAGAGGGGATTTGGAGGGTTGAGTGCTACGATCTGATTCGTCTGATAGGCCGTTGTGTTGAGATACTGACCTTGGAATGCGGATGAAGAAAGAAGGCGTGGAACGGGAGCGGCGATGGTGTTCTGCGTCTCTGTCTCATACTGGATGAAACGAGGAGGAGGCAGAGAGGTTAGCGTGAATGTAGTAGTAGCATTCGTAAAGGCTTGTTGATACCCAACGGAACACGCATACACAGAGAGGTTAGGGTTTGTCTGACCCGTTCCCTCTTGGATACTTGGGATGAATAGAGGCAGATCCTTATTGGCTCCATCCATCGTAAAGCGAATGATTGAGAAGTAATAATCGGCGGCGTTGCGGATAATCGCCGTATCACGAGTCTCGTTGAATCGGATCTGAGGATCTCTAATGGCGGCACCATTAAACGTGTTTTGTGACGTGTTATTAACAATATCAGCGTTGTAATACACGTAATCTGGTGCTTCTTTATTGTCTCCCATCGTCTGAATGCTGGAAGAGAACATCTAATCTATAGTCTCTACACATATTATTTACTTATGGAGTTTGTCGTAGGTCAATCCGCTTACGAAATCGTCGGGGGATAGTCCCGATGAGTCTATGACCTTCTTATACTTGTCTAACGAGTAGGGGGCGTATAGACAACGGACTATACAATGCCGACCACACGTGTTGATCTTCGTGCTATCCTTTTGGAAGTCGTAGGTGTTGTAGAAGACGGGTCTGCCCGAGTCTCGGAGTAGTTTCGTCAAGTAAGGCTGAGACTCGTCCAGCATCTCCAAGCGACTTGCGGGGACGTTCTTGAGTTGTTGCTCTGGTCTCTCACCATAAGGGTCAAAGAAGTGAATACCATTCTTCTTGTTTAACAAGCAACACCAGTGGCCCTCAGTCGGACTTGATGTTAGGAATAACAGAATACAACGTCCTTGGCGATCAAAACACTGATCTATGGACGACATCTTAGCCAAATCGGGGTAAGTCTTGATGCTGATGTCATCACCCAGTATCCTCCGTATGTCACCGTCTGACAAGGGGTAGTCCTTCACTTGTTTCAAAGACATCTTATCTATATCTACTATATAGATTATGAACTACTCATCACCATTTGGCAAGGACTGGAAGGTAAAAAAAGATACTTCCGAACAACCGTTAGAGAAGTTCAAGGTTATCAAGCCTATCCTCTCACCAAAGGCGGGAAGAGAACTTGTGGAGAAGTCGTGTTCGCCACAAGAACTGTTATGGATTGAGCGATGGTTGGAAACTCTTGTGAGAAGTAAGTCCCTACCACCACAGATTGCGGGTAAGGATGCCTTCAATGCTCTTGCGATGTTTCTTGAACCGAAGGCAGTCTTATCTGTGTTGGAACAGATACGGGCGGACTTTCTTTTGGCTCACCCGAGCCGTGTGGAAGAGAAGGAAGACTTTGGTTTTCTACTTGCGGTGATGGAGCCATCTCCCTAACTACGAAGCCGATCTCTCCCTTCTTGCCACAACAATCGGAAACGAGGCGGTGACCGTTGAGTTGCTTGAATATTTTATAAGCGATGAAGAGTCCAGCAATCGTTGATGACCCAACACCAGCAGAAGCAAGAAGACTCGCATCCATTATATTATATACGCAGAAATCGCACCTTTGACTGTTTGGGGGTATATAATAGGACAATAAGATATCACACTTTACGATAAGATAGGTAAGATAGCCAAAACGCAAAGTCCCCTACGAGAGGCCGATTTTCTTGGAACCAAAAGTTAGCGATTCACCTATCTTGCCTATCTTACCTATCTTATGGGAAAGTCTAAACTAATCTTAACCTATTAGGGGGCTGGTGTTGCTCCAACTGTTATCCAGTTATACAGAATAGTCCGACCAGTTGGGTTAGTAGAGTCCCAAGAAATGTCAAAAGTAGCGTTCGTTCCGCCAGTGATCTGCGACCAAGTTGGGAGACCCTCTGCGTTTCTTAGTTGAACGGAAATAGCGAAAGACGTATCATCATACGCTGTTGGAAGGGTTATAGTTTGGAATGCTGGGAATGTGGCAACGTTAATCGCACCCGCCCCAAACTGTGTGAGTTGAGTTTGACTATACTCAACCAACTGAGCCGATGGGTTAGTTACTGTGAGACCACTACCAGCCTTTAATGTGACCGCACCAGTTATGTCAGTTCCAGCGGCCGTTATTGATTTGACAACGGCACCAGTCTTCAATGACAAATCAATCGTGTTACCGCCACCAGTCGTAGAAAAATCAATCTCTAATGAGGTAAGATTAACAACTCCATCAAGAGTGTTAAGAGTGGTAACTTTTTGTATCGGTGAGGGAACGGCTTGAAGATTCAAAGCCCCAACCCCACCAGTGGTGAAAACAACACTACCATCCGCAGACTCTAACGCAAGGGTGGGACCACCATAAGAGTTACCTCCAGCAGTGACAACGGAGATAAAAGCATTACTATTTATTCCCAAATCAAGATCTTGACCGCTTGGAGTGAAAGTAATCTGCGTTGAAGTGAGATTGATATCTCCTTGAAGCGTGTTGAGTTTAGTAACCGAAGGAGGCGGTTCTGGATATGACACTGCCAAGTCAATAGTTCCCGCACCCGCATTGGGAGTAAAAGTAATAGTTGATGAAGTGAGGTTAAGGGCACCATCAAGCGTGTTAAGCGTGGCAACTCCCGCTGGGGGTGGTGCTGGATACGAAACCACCAAATCAATCTCACCCGTTCCAGCGTTGGGAGTAAAGGTAATGTCTCCCGAAGTCATATTAATATTTGGATTCGTGAGTCCTTGAAGGGATACAAGGTTACCACCACCCGCTGGAGTCAGAGGATTCCAGTAAGTGACGTTCGGGGGGGCTTGATTCTTATTCTCAAGAATACACCCATAGATCTGTGATGACCCATTCTGAACTTGGTTGCCTACAACGTAGTCAGTGAAGTTGTTCCACTGAGCGATTGACATCTATATACCTATCTCATAATATTATTGTAACACGATCTCATAGGATTCTGTTGTAGTCAATGGATCAGTGCCGACAGAATAACCCATTGACAAAACTCTCAAGAGGGGACCAGCAGTCCAGCCAGTCGCAGTTCCATTGATTCCATTAATGTTTAACGATAGAACTGTTTGTTGTGCGTATTGTGTAGGTTGGGGGGAGTTAGCAATCCAATAAGCAGTATTGGGGACACCAGTGGCAGAGACGGGAACTTGACCTATTGAGTTCTGAACCGCCGTATAGAAGATTCCATTCGGTGTTCCACCAAATCCCGAATACACACACTGTTGTCCCGCCGTAAATGTAGAAGTCCCAGCCCAAGAGCGATAGTTCGTTCCATCAGTCCAAGGATTGAAGGCGATGACGCAGTTCTGAAGAGGTATGTGATGAACGTCTGTATAAATATCATAAGGATCACGCATACCCCAGTCTTGATTATCGGGTTGCCCTACACCAGTTTGGTTTGTCGTGCGAGGTGCGTCAAACGCATAGACCAAGTATGTAAAGTTAGCGAACAGATTAACACCGCTCTGTCCGCTATTGATTCCCGCAGTGTTAGAATAAGCCCAACGAGTATTGTAGAAGCCACTCGTTGGTGGATTCAAGTCATCATAAGAATATGCGTTGAGTGCTATGAGTCCAGCAGTGTATATATTAACAGTTGGCTGGATCAACGCCCACAAAGTTTTGAGTCTTGTCCCAGTCCCAGCCTTAGTGTAAGGTAGAGGAGCGACTGGATCGCTGAATCTTGGATTGTAAGGATGCCAGTTGAATCCAGCATTACCCGCTGGTTTCGTGTATAACCAACAAGGAACGTTATCTGGAGTGGTTGAAGAAGTTGGAGCAGTAGCATCTGGAACAATAACAGAAGGTGGAGCGTTAAGGGCGGCCAACGCAGTTGATGTGGTAACTGGCTTAACTGGAAAAATACCGATCTTGTTCTGTAGTCCTTCCAAATCAAAACCTATTGGTAGCGGAACTGACAGATCAACGTCGTTACCAACTGCCGTAACAATAATAGAACTATCGGTTGAGATAATACCAACGCTACCACTCAATATCGTCGCATTTGCTACTATCTCTGTGACTCCAGTTGCTGGATACGACACTGCCAAGTCAAGAGTTCCCGCACCAGCATTGGGAGTAAAGGTAATCTGAGATGAAATGAGATCAATGTCAGCATTCGTGAGGCCATTAAGCGACACAATGTTACCACCACCCGATGGAGTCAGTGGGTTCCAATACGTAACATTCGGAGGGGTTTGGTTCTTATTGGCGAGAATACAACCATAGATAAGTGACGACCCGTTCTGAACTTGATCTCCTACAATGTAGTCAGTGAAGTTATTCCACTGAGCGACTGACATCTATATAACTATAACACAATATTACTGGTTGAGAACACGTGCGTGATGCGTTGAGACTAACCATTGCGGGTAATGCTTATAGATACAAACCCATCGTCCCATCTTCTTCAGATCACGGCAATCGTCCTTTGTTAGGCCAACGTGCGTCTTGAGAAGGTAAGACAGAGCGTGGAAGGATGTCGCCATAGGATAGACTATGATGTGGGTGGCTTCGTTGAGAAGGAGACGTGTCTTCTTATAGTTAGTGAGGTAGTGAGATAGGCAGAGCATAGTAGTATTAGTGTGACGACCCATTGTTGCGAGGTCATCTATTAACTTATGGACTACCTTTTCGGCGGGGCCAGTGAAGGTATCGTAATCGTCAAAGATCACACAACAGTCAGCAAACTCATCCAACTCTGGATAGTCGTCAATAAGAGTCTGAATGTTAATACGCTTTGGCGGAGGCTTCATCGTATCAAGCGTGGAATCCTCCTCCAACTTTGAGATGAGATAGACTGAACGTGACGGGAATAGTTTATGATACATCTCAGCCAACCCTTTGGCGATGTATGACTTGCACGAACCCGAAGCAAC